TGGACATGATGCTATTGCCGAAGATGCCGAACTGGCCCTTGATGAGGTTCCAGATTCCCTCACCGATCGTCTTGATGCCATTCCAGGCCCCAGACCAGTCACCCTTAATGACAGCGAGCACAGTCTCAATAATGCCCTTGATTACCAGGATAGCGCCCTTAACGGTCGACATGATCCCATTCCACGACGCCATCACCAGCGGCATCAGCCACTGCATGACCTGCCCCACCAGCTGGATCGCAGGGATCAGGGCCGACGCCAACAACTGAATGAGCTGAGAGATGGGGGGAAGAATCTGCGGAAGGTACTCGGCGATGATAGGAGCCAGCTGGGCGATGATCTCCGAGATGACCGGGATCAGAGCCTGGATCACCGGGAGGAGCGCAGCAGACAGCTGCTCGATGATCGGCGTGAGGATCGGAACCAGCTGCTGGAAGATCGGGGCGAGACCCTCCACAAGCTGCGCCACCAGGGGGGCGATAGCCGCAAGCAAGGTTCCCGCGACCGTGGCGATAGCCCCGAACGCCTCGCCCAGTGCAGGCATCGCAGGCGCGAGAGCCTGAACAGCCGTCAGGAGGCCGTTGAAGAAGTTGATGAGCCCCTCCTGGAACGCTGGGTTCTCCAGGGCTGTGGCGATACCCGTCAGAGCTGTCTTCAGCGTCTCCCCAAGCATGGGTAGAATCTTCGCCAGGGTCGGCTCGAGCGAGACGAACGTCTCCCCAAGTCTCCCCACACCCTGGAACGCTAGGCCTGCGGCGGTCGCCATCGACGAGAACAGGCTAGTCAGAGTGCTCTGAAACAGGGGACCATTCACGGCCTTGTTCGCCTTGTCCAAGGCCTCCGCAATGGAATCGATAGGGGCAGACCCGTTCGCCATCGCCGTGAACAGGCCACCAATGATACCGCCCAGGTCTACGGTGATGTCCTTGAGCGTGCCGAACGCCTTAGCGGCCGACTGGATCGCCTGATCCATCTTCCCCGACTCGGCGGCCTTCGTAGCCCACGCCTCAAACGAGGCGGCCAGGTTGTTCGCCCACTGGGCGATGCTCGGCAGATACTTCGCCCCCACCTCACCCATGGTGAGGATGCCGTTCGTGAACGAGGCCGCCCCCGTTGACCCGATCGCTAGAGCCTGAGTCAAGTAGGACAGGGACTGCTGGAAGCCAGCAATATGTCCACTGGCGGCGTTCGCGATGGCCGCCGTCATCGACCCCAACGTAGAAGCAACGCCCTGGAGGGCGGGGGTGAGCTCCAGGATCGCGACGTTGGCGAAGTCCCGGATGGGCTGAGCGGCCTGCTCCCAGTAGGCCCCGGAGATTTGCTTCTGGAGGTTCTCGAACGAGGGGCCGAGGTCCTCGAGCACTGTCTTCGCGTCCTTGAGTGCGACGATGAGCACACCGGCTCCTGCTGCGGCAGCACCAAAGATACCAGGCAGGGCCAGCAGCGCGGGGGTTGACTTGGCGATACCCACGCTCACGGAGGCCAGGACGCCAAGGCCGCTGCCGATAGTGGATACGGCGCCGCCCACGAGGGTGGCGACAGTACCCAGCTTCACGGACGCCGTATCCAGGTTGCGCAGGAAGTCGTTCAGGTTACGCCCAATGGACTCGAACACATTCCCACCGGCGAGCGCCTTCAACTGGGCGGCCACGCGAGCTAGCGACGTCTTAGCCAGGCGGACATGGATGTCCACCCAGCGCGGGTGAACCAGGCGCTTAAGGTCAAACCTGGCTTTCCCGTCATCAAGGTCGGCGTTCACGGTGGCCTTGCCGTCGAGCTTGCTGAGCTCGTGCTTGATCTTCTTCTTCTGCTCCTCGGAGAGCTTCGCGTGCACCTCCACGTCCGCCTTAATGGCGGCGATGCGCGCCTGGAGCTCCTTGGCGGCGGCGGCGTCCAGCTTGGCTTTGGCTGGAATGTCTGCCTTGAGGGCGTTCAGCCTCGCCTGGAACTGGCGGAACGACCTCTCGTTAACGGTCAGACCAGCCTTGACATCACCTGCGGCGCGCTCCACATCACGCTTGAGCTTAGCGATATCGCCAGGGCGCGTGGACAGGTTAATGGAGGTGCGGATGCTGTCTAGCCGCTCCTCAAGCTTCTTCTTCTGCTCCTCGGATAGGTTCGCATTGACCTTCACCTCGGACTTGATCTGCTGAATCTTCTTCCGCAGAGCCTCCAGCTGCCCGGTCTTGAGGTCAACCTCCGCCTTGAAGCGGACATCCGACTTTGCGGCCTCCTCGCGGGCCTTCTTAAGTGACTCCTTGTCAAGCGTCACCTCAGCGTTGAAGGTGATTTCAAGGTCCTTGACCTGCTTCTGGATTCGCTTCAGGTCTCGGCGGAGCTTCTTTGCGAAGTCAGAAAGGTCGGGGACGACCTTAACGGAGAGCTTACCTACCGTACCCTTACCGGCCATCCCCAACCTTCCTTAACCTAGCGACGCAAACAGGGCTGCAACCCCAGCGGTGTCACTCGATGATATCACCGCTTCTGTTTTCCCCTTGGAGGGGCGAGGCATCATCTCGGAATCACTCAAGGACGCCTTACTGACGGCCGTCGCCTTAGTGAGGAGTGCGAGCCTATCCAATGCCTCGTTCAGTCTCTCAGAGTCATGTGAGTAGCCGAACCACTGGTCTCCACCTAGCTCGTTCGCCCTATACATACTCCAAGGCTCGTGCGGTAGGCGCTCAAGAAGCTGAGTCACGAGAGACACCCGGTAGTCGCCGTTGACGTCGATCCGGTACAGTGCCCAGAAGTCAGCGGCAGCCTCGGGATGCCTCCCGAAGAACTCGTCTAGTTCTTGGCGCCTGCGGCTTCCCCCGCGTAGGCCATGACGAGGTTGACGACATCCTCGAGGTCCGACTCCTCATAGAACCGGTCCCACGCGTCGAGGCCGACGATGAAGCCGCCAGCCTCGAGGGCCTCCATGACGTCAGCCAGCACGGCGAGCAGGTTCACCGACTCGGCACCCTCACCCATGATTGGCTCCAGTGCGGACGTGAGTCGCATACGCTTCGACGGGCGCAGCGCGTGCGGAGAAACGAAGAGCTCATGTCCCTTAAGGGTGGAGAACTCGGGAAGCTTGTCGACCTTCTTGGTGGCCATAGCGTTTCCTTCCAGCGGGGTGTTCGGGGTGTTGGAAGGGGCGCCGCCACACACCCCTACATGGCGGCGCCCCTAGTATATCGGCCGTCAGTTGACGGTGAACTGCTTCGCGTCCGAGACGTCGACGTTGTTCGTGACAGTGATGTTCTGCGCACCGGAGGTCACACCACGAGGAACGTAGGTGGTGATCTGCGTAGCGGAGTCCTTCTCGAACGCGGCTACCACGTTCCCGAACTTCACCTCTCGGACGCCATCGAAGTTGGTTCCGGCGATCACGACCTTCGCGCCAACAGCCCCAGTGGCGGGGGTGACGGTGGTGATGGTCGGCTTCGCGGTTCCGACACCGGTGACGGTGCGCGGCTCCAGCATCTGGACTCGAGTCTTCCCGGAGTTCGGGGAGAGCAGGGTGCCGGCGATCTTGACCTCAGTGAAGTTGTCCAGCGACAGAGAGGGCATGTTACCTGCGAGGGAGACGCGCCGGAACAGGTACCCGGAGACGATACGGCCGTCCTCCACGACCACGAGGATGGCTCGCTCACTGGAAGCGTCCAGCTCAATGTCCCAGGCCCGCTTCGCGGCGTCGTAGGTGGAGCCGGGGAACGCCACCTTCATGACATCTTCCCCGAGGTTGACGGCGTTGATCGTGACCTTATTGGTGACATCCTCACGCGTGGAGCGGACGCCCTGGCGGTCCCAGGTGCGCTTCGTGGAGGTGTCACCTCCATCGGACTCGAATTCGATGAGGTTTTCCGAGGAGGTGTCACCGAGCCAGGTCCAGCCAGACGCCTCCAGGGTGGTGCCGTCACCGAACACGTAGCCGTCGAGGTTCGGGGCCTCCGTGTCATTCACTGCGTAGTAGACGTGGCCGCGGCCCGCGATCTGAATCTTGCTGTTTCCGAGGTTAGCCATCAGGCCCCCTTCCTGGCCGTCACCTGAAGGGACGAAACCATATTGATGTAGTCGGCAGTGGTTCCCATGTCCGTTTCCGGCGTGGGTAGCTGGGTCCACTCAAGATAAGTGGCCCACCCTTCGGAGGTCACCATTCCTGACCTCCAAGCTTTCTCGATGGCCTGCACAAGGGCGTCACTCGCGTCGGACACCTCATCCCCGTCAGGGCCGGTCATGTACAGGCGTGCCCTGATCTGGGTTGCCGCGAACGTCGGCCCTGAGGGGTGGATGCGCGAGATGGTCATCTGGACGCGGCACACGAGCTCATTCATCGGATCGTCCACGTCACCGTGAGTGCGCCACACGATCCGGGAGAGGATCGGCCACTCGGCCGCACCGGCGGCGGCAGCATCCTGCACGTACCGGTAGATGAACGGGAGGGGGGCAACGAACGCCACTAGAACCCCCCATTCGCGTGCACGACGCCACGCATGACGTTGATGCCCGGCACCCATGTTCGGTACCTGGCCCCATCTCGCCCGGAGCGGCGCCCATGAGCGTCCTGGTACACGTAGTGGCCGAACTCGACCGCCGCATCATGATCCGTGGACGGAGAAATAGACCAGTCCACCTTCCCCTGCTCCAGGCTGAACGAAGCAGACAGCTCACCCGTCTGAATATGGGCCGCAGCAGCCGCCTCAATCTCAGCGAACACCTTCGCGGCGGCGGCAGCGAACTCTGGCTGGCGGGCCACGACGGCGGCGATGTCTTCGTGCACATCCTCAGTGTCGTACGCCTCGATCACTTCGCCTCCGTCCCGAGCGTGTCGCAGCGGACAGACCAGTGGCGGGTCATCGGGGAGGCATCGTAGGTGAGGGGCTCACCAGCCTGCTGGAACGTCTTCCCTGCCAGCGACTCGGGGCCCTTGATGATCTTCACCCACGAGTGCGGCCCTCCCGGCCACTTCCGGCCGGTACCGAAAATCTTCAAGGTGGTCTCATCGGTGAGGTCGCCGCGGATGACGCGGTTCTCTGTCGCCTTCAGGGCGTTACCAGCCGACGGCTGCACGAGCACCTTGTCGATCGTGAAGGTCTCGCCAGGCTCGAAGCGGCGCCCGGTGCGCCCCTCCTTGACGACAGCGAGCGTCACCTCAACCACGTGGGGGCCGTTCTCTAGGTAGCGCCCGCGGCGGGGCCGGAACCCTACCACAGTATCACCTCATCCTCGTCATACACGGGGTGATCCCCCGCGAAGTCGAGCGCTGACGGGCCCCGCAGGTACGTCGGGTCCACAGTCAGAGGCCCCTCCAGAGCGTCCAGGAGGTGGGTGCGGCGTGCGTAGCCGTCCATCTCGGCGCCAGCCACACCCCAGCCAGAGGTGCCAGCCTCAAGTGCCCGCCAGTCACGATCAGTGATCTCCAGGATGCCGGAAGCGACAGCCTGGTTCACCGAATAGGTGTATGTGCCCTCAGTCTCATACTTAAACAAGCCGCCGCCAGGGGCTCTAAGGACACGGGAGACCGACTCGGCCTCCACCATCCGCATGATGATCGAGAAGCTATAGTCAACGCGACACCGGTTCACCGCATCAGGCATACGCGACAGAATCAGGGCCTCAGCCCGATCCAGAAGAGCCTGAACCCAGGTCTTCTCATCATCCTCCAGGTACCGCATAAGCGACCCCTGAACATCATCCAGTGTTGCTACCGTCACTTCTCCACCTCCTCAGAACCTCTGGCCACGGGGTGGCCGCCAACCAGAAGCTAGCGGCCACCAACCGGGTCACTTGCTGGTGATCTTCACAAACGCGCGCGGGTCACGCAGGACCCAGCCGAACTGGGCCTCAGCGAGGATCGCACCCATGTTGCGGTCGAAGAGGTCCACACCACCGGCACGCTCGGTCGCCTTACGGTAGGTAATGCTCTCAACGAAGCCGAGACGCAGAGCATCCTTGAAGTCGCCGCCGATACCGAGAAGCTTCGCGGCCGGAACCTTGGCCTTCTCGTAGCCGGAGACGGCGCGAGAGTAGGTGGCCGGGACACCCAGGACGGTACCGAACTTCGCGGTGATGTCGGGAGCCTGCTGGTAGAGCGGGCGACCCTGAGCATCCAGGGCGTTCACCAGGTTCGAGCGGAACTTCGGGGCCAGGAGGAAGTGGTCGAAACCGAACTCGGCCTCGTCAGCGTCATCCAGCACAACCTTGTCGTAGGCGGCGGACAGCTGCTTGGTGAAGTAGCCGGTAGCGGTCGAAGCCAGGTCGAGCTCCTGCACCTTCGTGGTGGAGGTCAGAGCCTCCTTGCCAGTGATGGCGGTGCCGGTGTTCGCGTCGATGCCGTGGATGACGGCAGTGTCGATGGCGCGAGCAATGGCCTCACCGAGGGCGCGCTGGATACGAGAGTACTCGCCGAGCGGGTCAGCCTTAGCGGTCTCCTCCGAGTAGAGGATCATCACGGCGGCCTTGACCGGGGTGACGGTCTTGACCTTGCTGGACAGGGTAGCGACCGGCTTCAGGCCACCCTCCTGGACGATTCCGGCGGTGGGCTGGCCGACCGGGATCGGAATGGCGGTGCCGTTAATGGAGACCGGGACGCTGCCGGCGAGGCTCTGGACGACGGAGCCCTTCATGGCGTTGTCCCAGATGCCCTTTACGACGGTCTTGGGAAACGCGGCCTCATTCCCGGCGTTAGCGCCGAGAATCTTGGATACTGTCTCGATCTTGGCTTCGTTGTCGGGGTTGTACGCGGGTGCAGGCATATGCCCTCCTTACTGGTCTGCGAGGCCGAAGAACCCGAGCGCCTCGCTCAGGCCGTCATCCTCGGTCTCAAGGTCTGCATCCACCGCAGGATCGCGGGGGACTGACGGCGCGGGCGCGGCGTCTGCCTGCTCGCGCAGCGTGGCGAGGGCGTCTACCTGCTCCTGCCACGAGTCTTTGTCTCCGGTGAGGAATGAAGCGAAGCGGGCCGGAATGTTGGCCTTGGAGAGCAGACCCTCCTTCTCGGAGAGCTCGGCGGCGGCACGCTCAGCAGCCTCCTTCGCCTCCAGCTTCTCGGTGAGTGCGGCCAGCTGGGCGCGCAGCTCACTCACCACATCCGCAGGAGCTTCCGCATCATCCTTCGGCGCCTCCTCCGCAGGAGTCTTCTCGTCCGCCTCAGGACTCTCAACGGGGGTCTCCTCGGTGTGCTCGATGGGGTAGTCAGTGGTTGAGATAGGTCCGTCAGTCTCTTCAACGACGGAGGGCTCAGGTGCGGGGGTGTCGCTCATTTGCGCTCCTTCAGCTTCTCCCGGAAGTACTTGTCCATTGCGCGGCGGGCATCCACACCATGGAGGTCTTGGTCGCGCACAACCTCATTGTACGTTCGTTCGAATGCGATCTGCTGGTCTTTCCCCTCCCAGTGCTTGGAGGTAAAAACGGGAACAATCGTGCAGAAATCGTGATCGTGAAATCGGTCCACCCTAAGGCCGGCAGACTCCGACGTCTTGTACACCGGCCCGCGGGATGCGAGCATGGCGCAGAAGCCGCAGGGCCCATTCTTGTTCGGGTGAGTTACGCGCGCGAAAGCGAAAGGTCTAGCGATGAGCTCGCCACGTGAATTGCGTCGATACTTGTCCGGCACATCGGAGAACACCTTCATGCTGCGGTGGCGCCCCTTAACGAGCTCCTCCTCGTCAAGGGTGCGAACAGCCTCCTCCACGCGGTCGGCGACCTTCTCGAACGCCTCATCCAGCGTCATGCGCGGGCGACGGCGGGACTCGACCTTCTCTACGTCCTCAATGATCGCCTTCTGGGTGCTCTCGGAGAACCCCTCAAGGTCCTTCGCCAGGTCATCCAGGGCGCCCTCAATGAGCTCAATGGAGGACGGTGCGGTATCCACCGCGTCGGCGACGGTTCGGCGCGCAGCGGCCAGCACATGCCCCTCCAGGGAGCGCTCCAGGCGCCTCATCCCCTCGGGTGACTTCAATGCCCCCTGAGTGCCGCGGATGGTGCGGGCGATCGTCTTCGGCGAGTACCCAGGCTGTGGAGGCACCCAAGACTCAGGCACCCCAGCCTTACGGGCCTGGCCGCGCAGGAACAGGGCGGCGGCCGCCCACGCCTGCTTCCTGGCCTGCCACATGAGCGGAGTCAGTAGGTCGCCCACATGCTCCACGGGGGGCGGCTCAGGGAGTCCCTCGAACGCTTTGAGGGCATCCTCGGCTCGACGCCTGAACAGCATGACGATGCCGCGCAGGATGCTGTAGAACAGGACCTCACTCACTCTCAGGGGCCTCCTCGGAGTCCTCCGGGGCCTCAGGCGCCTCGGGCATATCCAGGCCAGCGTCGGCATCCATCTTGTCCCCGCGGGCCTTCTCGCGGCGCAGCTGCTCAGGGGTGAGGTGCAGAAACTCGCGGGCCGTCTCATCGCCGATGATGCCCTGGCTGTGCGCCTGGAGGGCATTCGCCATCTGTGCCGAGGTGGAGGGGGCGGCAGCGTCGCGCCACGTCACCTCCAGGGCCTCAAGCCCATCCAGGGACATGCCGTTCGCCTGCGCCACGATCCGGCCTACACGCTCCAGGGCGTCACTGAACTGGCGCTGCTTGTTCTCCGCTCGAGCGATGAGTCGGTCCTTCGCCACACGCAGCGCCTCGGCCGACGTCGGATTGTTGTCCGACGAGACACCCATCATCGACGGGGGGATACCGGTCATGGCGGACAGCTGGAGAGCGTAGGAGCGGTACGTGTTGATGAACGGGTCCAGTGCCATGCCGGTAAGCTGCTTCACGTCACCACCGGAAGGGATGGCGATCAGGTTCCCCATGTACGCCTGCATCTTCTCGGGATACTGGTCGATCATGGCGGAAGCACCGTCACCCACGACCGCACGCAGCGGGGACGACGCAACTTCCTGAGCCACCTGCAGGTTCGTGAGCGTGCGGGAGGCGGCGTCAATGACTGAGGTGAGCTCACGCAGGTCAGAGCGCCCGTACCTGTCGGACAGGCGCGCCCTGTTGAACATGGGGACGATGGATGCCCCCCACTGATCCTGGCGGCCCTGGCCGACACTCTTCCAGTCGTACCTGCCCTTCACATAGAACTCCACGCCCTCGGGCGTGTAGTAGGTGGCCCCCACGTTCCCGTCATCGCGGCGGTAGAGGACAATGCCCTCCACGACCTCGCCACGGAAGTTGATCCGAACACTAGCGTGCTTCGCATCCACAGCCCGAATGGACGCAAACTCGTGCTCGTCATCCGGCGGGGCGATCACCCAGTACGCGGCGCCAGCGCTAATGGCCTCCGCGGCCGCCAGGTTGAACTGGGAGTCCATGTCATTCGCCTGCCACGTCTTCCGCAGTAGATCAACCACACCCAGCTTGTCGTCATCGGCGACGCGGTACCCGTCAGGGATGAGAATCTCGGTGAGGACGTCCACTGCCATCTTGGCGAACGGGGCCTGAATCTCCAGGACGCGCGCCTTCGCGGGGAGGCTGATGCCCACCGCGTCGAGACGTCGCTTACCCTCGTAGTAGCCCTCATAGGTGATGGGCCGGTAGGCGCCCGACGCGAACTTGGCGATCATCTTCTGGAAGCTCACATGAACACCTTCCACTCGCCTCGCGGAGCAGTCAGGTCCGCCCACTCCTTCGAGTTCTTCACATGTCTATACAGCATTCTAGCGCCGATCATGCACACAGCGAGGTCGATCTTCTTAGACGACTTCGGAGACTCCTTCTTCACCGACCAGCGCCCCTTGAATTCATTCACGCGACAATTCGACACATGCTCACCGAGCGCAGAGTCCCCATCATGGGTGAACGTCTGCTGCTGAATCTCCGTGAACGCCGTCTCCGCCGCCTCAGCGAACTGGTAAGCGTGCGACCGCATATCCCACGCGATCGGAGACGCAGACATGCCGCCACGCACGGCCGGGACGATTAGACGGTCACCGAAGTCCTCAGGCCACGCAGTACGGGTGAACGACTCCCACTCGCGCACGTCAGCCCAGAATGCGACCACATTGTATGTGTCGAACGCCTTCCTGACCCCCGCATCCACGGCGGCCACATTAACCACCCCGAGAGGCTTCTCAGGCTTCCAGTGACCGATCTTGAAGATGTGCCCGTCCTCCATACAGCACCCCACGAGGGCCGTGTGGTCGTTGGACTTAGAGCCGTCGAAGAACATGACGATCCGCTCCCCAGGCTCCACCTTCCGGTCAGGCTTACGGAGCTGCGTCCACTCCTCCAACGTGATCCAGGAGGCCTCAGCTGCGTTCGGGCGGTTCAGGAAGAAGCGGATCGACCTAGACTCGGGGTACTCCGGGGACCAAATCTGCTCCTTGATCGACTCCAGGTTCACCCACGGGCAGTCCTCATACACGTACTTGAGGGCCTTCGTGAGGCCAACCTGCCCCTCCTCCGGCTCGTCCGTAAGGACCGTGTTCGGGGGCGCGATACGCGCATCGTAGAGGATCTTCGTCTTACCTCGCGTGAGGCCATCCTCCTGATCGCACCACGCCTCGAAGATCGCCTCAGCTGACGACTGCTCGCCAGGCACCCATGCGTTGCAGGTCCCCATGAAGCGGCCGCCCATCTTCGCGGCGTTCTGCTGGATCGTCTGCAACATGGCCGGCCCGCCCTGCGCTGGGAGCCAGTGCTCGAGCTCGTCCCCCACGACGAAGGACACCTCGCCACCCTCCATCGAGTGAGCGGAGGACGTCATCTGCTGGAGTTTCCCCCCGCTCGGCGTCTCGATGAACGTCTTCGCCACCTCGAGGTCGTACTTGCGGGCCAGTGACCCCTTCTTCTGGCAGAACGCCCTGACCATTCGGATGGTATTCTGGGTTTGAGCCTCCGACGTTGCCACGATCTGCACCAGCGGCATGCTCATAGGCTTCGCCCGCACCCCAAAAGGCTCATGACGATCGAATCCATCAAACCGACAAGGGCCAAGGAGTTCAAACAAGCACAAAGCTGCGGCGAACGGGGAATTATGGGTCACCACCATGGTCTCCCCTACCAGATATAGGCCATCCTCAGCGGCCACAGAGATGCATCGAGCATCTACGGGGGCCACCTGTCGCACATCCTTAATGACGCGCGGGATCGGCTTTCTGCGCTGCTCCTGCACGCGCTCTGCGCGACGAGGCAGCGTCACGAGGTTCTGGTGCTTATAGGGCTTGAACGTCAGCCTGTAACGAGGACCGGTAACGCGGCCATAGAGCTTCGCCTCCGACTCACGCACGTTCACCTTCACGCCCATTGAGCGCAGAAGGAATGCCATTCCGTCGGCGATCGACTTGCGTACCTGGCAGTACTCAGCGGAACCCTTCTTGTCCACATAGCCGTCAGAGTCCATGAGTCCCTGAATCAGGGCGCGACGCTGCTCAACACTAGCGTACAGGTAGGCGTCGGGAATGTGCTTGTCGTTCAGAACCCCGGCCTTCCGGAGGTCGCCTATGAGACCAAGGATACTGAACTTACGGCCACGACCGCCTTCCTTCTTCTCCCAAACACCACCAATGTCATACCCAGCTGCGCGCAGGCGCTCGCGGACGTGAGGAATGTCGTCCACGTCAGCCGTGGCTTCTCCATGTCCCGTAGTGCCATCGCCGAGCCAATAGCCAAGCACCCAAGGATCGACAGGCAGGTCTCGCTCAGGGAACTCCAGCGGATCAGTCTCGGGGAGGGAGAACTTGCCAACGCCGGCCTTAGTGGCCTTCGTGGACCCCTTCGTTAGTGGACGATCAAACACCAAGCCCTCACGTGCCATGGTGCGAACGTCGAGGGTGCGGCGCTTGCGCTTCGGGCCGCCGACGAACTCTTCGACAGTGAATAGATGTTCACCAGTGAAGGTCTCTATCGTCCCGTCGGAGAGCTCAACCTCCCATGTGTCCCACCGATCGATGGGGTGAGTCTTCGTGACCATGGTCGGCTTTCCAGACGGGTGGAACACGTAGTCTCCGGGGCGAAGGTCGCCGAACTTCCTCCATCCATTGGGGGTAAGAATGGGTGTGAGCAAGCTTACAGCTTTACCCGATCCCTTGCTTAACCTTCTAATTCCCTGCCTGTACACAAAGGAACCCTTATGGGTGAGGGCGTAGAAATGAGCAAGGAACTCGATCTGCCTGTCCGTCGGGATGAACGGCTGACCTGCGCGCGGCCCGTTAGGCTGGGTCAGGTTGTCCATCATCCAGGCGGCAGCGTGATACCCGAGCGTCCGCTCAGGGAGCTCGAGGGGGAGCGTGTCTGTGCGCTCCCGGGGTGCGGGGAGCGTCTCGGTCACTTCGTGGCCCGCGCCTGAGCCCACGCCTGCAGCGCGACCACGCCAGCAGACTCGGCCTCGGACTCGTCAACGCGGTTGATCTCGATCTGCACGCGCCGGCGATCCCCCTCGGTGAGAAGGAGGCTGGTGAGCATCGTGTTCACCGCTGCCAACATCGTAGGGGAACGCCGCTCCTGCATCTTGTAGTTCGACAGGTCATCGCAGGTGGAGTAGAGGACGATCCAGTCTGACGGCTCGTAGTAGCGGGTGAACGTGGACTGCTCCACGGCCTTCCATAGCTTCTTCGCGATTGGGTGCCAGTCAGGGTCGGGCTTAGGTGGCTTAACCTGCTCTGCAACCACGTTAATGGGCTCCACGCCGCCATCAAGCTTCCTGGCCTGCGTGGTGCGGTGACCCTCCGTGCTGCGCTTCGGGATCGGTCCCTTAACCCCCATCTTCGTCTCCTACAGGTATCCGGGGTGCTTACTCTTCGGCCTTGGCCCTCGAGTCTTATTGCGCCCATTGTAGCGGCGCTTTCTTGCCTCGACGGACTGCTGCTGTGTCCTTGCCATGTGGCAGTGCTGGCAGAGGCTCCTCAGGTTGTCTGGGACATGGGGGCCGTCGGGGAAAATGTGGTCCACCTGATTCGCCTTGTTGCCGCAGAACACGCAAAGCCCGCCGTCGCGCTTAAGGACCGTTCGCCTGATCTTCTCCCAGTCCTTCGGGAGCTCCTTACGGCGCCTGGACTGCTTACTCCACGCCATCTACATGCACATTCGTGATACGAGCGAAGACGTAGAGGGCAGTCAGGTCCCGTGCAAGGTCAGTGAACGCATTCTCGGCGACGATACGGGCCGCCACATAGTCATCCCAAGCCTCTCCAATGAAGGGATCACCGTCATCCAGATCCTCGCATTTCTGCAAGGTCACCCACGTCTCCTCGAGGTCCTCAAGCGCCACGCGGAGCCTATCCACTGCTGAGACAAAACCGTCGCCACCCATCACCTCCAGTGAGACACAAGAATCGAAACCATACCGGTCTCCCACGAACATCTCCAACTGCTCCTCCAGAGCCTCCTGCGCCTCCTGAACACGAATGACCACCTCATCCTGCTCCGCGTCACGCCTATGGGCCGGCACATCCCAAGCGCCGCACTGGTCAGCATCATTCAAGGCGTCGCGCAGCTCATCGGCGGCGCAGTCGATAGCCGCCAAGGTGACCTTCTCATGCACTCTCGCTGCTTCATCTACGAAGCTCATCGCACACCCCCCGGGTAAGTCATAGACACACCCTCATTCGAAGGAGAGCCCTCGCGGATGTCAAACAGGAATTGCGGAGACGCATCCTTACCTCCGAAGTAGGCGTGCTGGATCGACAAGTAATCGCCCGGGTAGACGTACATGTCCCTCTGGCCCCCGTTGCGGAAGATGAGGGTGCCATCATTCGTGCGCTCAGGATGATTGTCGCAGAGGATCACATCAACCTCAGGGGACGACTTGTCACCATAGACGAGCAGGTACAGCAAGGTAGTTCCTTTCACCAGATGTTCGATCGCTTGTTGGACGGGAGAGGGCATGGCTCGATACAGGGGTGACCCATCTCGGCCAGCTCCCGGACCGTCGGATAGACCTTCCGGTCCTCCTTCGCGCACGTGGAGCACCTCCCCTGCCCAGAGTAGAGGCGCGTACCCGGCCAGTCCTTCACGGAGCTCCGCGGGGGGCGCATCTTCTGGCCGCACGAGGAGCACTTGTGCTCGACCGTCCAGTCGATGAGCGCCTTGGGGGTGCATCCTCGCAGCAGCTCCCGATAGCAGGGGTTGCAGGTGCCGCGCCCGCCGTAGGGCTTCGTGCCGGGGTACTCCTTCGCCGTGGTGCGCGGGGGCCGGTAGGGCTCGCCGCAGTGAGTGCACTTCGGGAACTGGCGGTCAGTGCTGGGAGCAGTCATGGTTGTCCTTTCGGTGGCTGACCTGTACATCCTACCACACCTGACCCCTTTGCGGCAAAAGGCGAGGCCCGCCGGGCATACGGAGAAGGAAAGGAAACTTCACTCCGACCCATCCGGCGGGCCTCTATCAGCACGACAAGCATACAGGCTACGACGAGTCGACCGCAACCATCCGGGAATCCCGGATGGTTCACCACCAGAACCACCCGAAGCCACGGGAGCCAATCTGAGCGTCTCCCGGCACCCCACCCAGGCCAGCACACACACCCGCCCCCGTTCGGCCGCTCACGAGGCTCCCAGACCCCTTCCCGAGGTGCGCGCGGGCCGCCCGCCGCCCGGCCGCCGCGGCGGTGAGCACTCTTGGTGAGTACCAGCCTTCTAGAGATGATCCACTCACTCAACCAACAACCCAACCCCTAGTTGGCATCAGAGCAAGGAAGCCTGGTGGGGTCACGTTCCGACTCGGTACAGCAAGGAAGGGCAAGGACGGGATGAGTGGTCAGATCGTTGGCCCTCAAGGCTCGCCAAAGGATCACTGCAGGAGGTTGGCCATCTCGGAACGTTCAGAGACGACCAGGTGACCGAGCGCCAACTAGAGCCAGGAGGAGAACGAGAGAACTGGCCATCTCCTCGTCCTTGCTCTCGTGGACCAACTCAGCCGAAGGCCAAGGCGACGACCAGGGACCAACGTTCCGACGGTCGGAGCGAAGCGAAGAGCTGGACGCCTCTTCTAGTAGTAAAGATATCTCTTCTAGTAATAGAAGGGGTTCATATTTACCCTACCCCTAGGGTTCATAGTTACCGTACGCTTGCGGTCCGGAGAGGCGAAACACACCCGACGCCACCTGTACGTCCGGTGCTCAGTGTGGTACTGTTTCCGCATGGAACCCGACAACCTGACCCCGCTGACCACCATGCCCCACATGAACCTCACCCACGAGCAGACCGCCCCCATCTATGGCGTCGTCGCCCACTACTACCTCGGCCACAAGTACTCGCCAAGCATGACCTTCGTCCTCCAGGCGCTCGCGGCCATCGAGGCGACAGCCAGCATCTCAGAAGATGGCCGAGGCTTCTTCGCCACCATGGGCGACATCGTCCAGCACACCAACCTCGACATGTCGACCGTCGATCGAGTCCTGACCGAGCTCGAGAAGGAAGAAGTGCTCTCTCGTCACCGCCGCCCCTTCAAGTCGTCCATCTTCTGGATCACCTGGGAGAACACTCTCCTCGGTAACGAGGGCGCCGCCTACCTCCACGCAGCCCAGAACTCCATCTGGGACAACTAAGCACAAAAGCGGGGGCGCCGCCTACCACTAGCGGCGCCCCCTAGGAACACAAGACAAGGATACCACACATGTACATCTCCCTCCTAACCGCGCTCACCTTCGCTGGCGCACGAGAAGACCTCAGTCGCGTAGAGATCGATACCCTCACCGCCCTCTCCACCTGGAGTGGCGTGCCGCAGATCGACGCAGACGTTGCCCGCATCGCCGCCCGCGCTCACTACAGCGAAGACGCCACCAAGAAGGCCCTCGCCTCCCTGGAGAACAAGGGGCTCATCGTCCGAGAGGCCCGCTTCAGTGGCGGGGAGCGCCTATCATCCATCATCTACGTTGACTGGCGCTCAGCGCTCGCGGAGGAGTGCCGCAGCGACTATGACCGCATCGCCGACGCAGGCGACGGCGCCCACAACTTCCCCTCCAGCCGCGAGAACAACCCTCACCTGTGGGGAGACGAACCCGCCACGACCTCCGCGCCCCCGCGCGCGAAGAAGGTCACAAAAACCATCCGCAACACCACAATCCCTGAGGACTGGAAGCCCAGCGAGAAGGCCCTCGCCGGCACCCGCGAGCGCTACCCCTCCATGCCCATCGACATCGAGATAGAGAAGTTCCGCGACTACTACCTCTCCAAGGGCACCAAGCGCAGCAACTGGGATGCCAGCTGGCGAACGTGGTGCACCAACGGCAACTCGTATGCAGATGGCGCATGGGCCGCTGCGGCAAGCATATCCACGCCGCCCATGGAAAACCCCGCACCTGCCATCAACCCCAACACAGGTAAGCCCGTCACCCTAGACGACTTCGGGTACGCCTGCCTCGACATGGGCATCGACCCCAACCTCTACATCAAGTTCTGGAAGCCCTACATGGGGCTCCCCAGCGACCCCGGCTGGCCCGAATGGGCGGCCAAGATCGACCGCCACTGCGGAAGGGCTTGACAAGCCTGTCCCACCCCGTCTACGGTAGGGGCATCAGCACAACCGAAAGGAACCCCACATGAGTGACACCGCCCGCATCGACACGTTCATCAACACCATACGCGAAGCCAGCAAGACAGAACCGCCATACAACTACGACCACGGCAACCCCACAGACAAGCTCATCGTCCTCACAGGCAACGTAAACGACCTCTGCTGGGAACTTGCGGCCGCCACAAAACTGACCGACCCATCCAACAAGATCATCACAGCATACGGAATCAAACACAACGCCACAAACATCATCAACGTTTGCGTCGCCGAACTAAAAAACCTCGGCCACACCACGGAAGGCGCAATCGGACTCATCGCCACCGACGGCGCCCTCTGGTTCTGGAGCCTCAACGCGCCACCGCTCAACAATCTAGACAAAGAGATCAACCCACTTGAGCGAATCCAATCCCTCAACGTCGCCATGGGGAACCTAATGGAGTGGTGGCCCAACAAAATCTCGCCCCAGAACGTAGCCGATCCAAACGGCGAACGTGAGCGAACGTTCACAAACCTCGCATACGAAGCCACGTGCGCAATCATCGCCCACGACCACGCGACAGAAAAGGGGACACACAATGACTGACGAAACCTTCACCGCCCTTCAATACGCAGGCCCCGCCAGCTGGCACAACCTCATCGCCCCCACACGCACATTCCCCCTCACCGAGGGGACTGCACAAGCCGCAGCCCTATCAATGGACTCAGCCTGCGGCCACCTCAACGACATCTCAGCTGTCTACGCCCTCACAGACCTGGCCGCCACCGCAAACATCCTCTCCAACGCCATCGCAAACACAACCTTCACCATGACCGCACTCGACATCTTCAAGGAAGCCCGCACCGCCGCGCACATCCTCCATGTCACCAATAGAGACACCCCAGCATTCACCCCAACCTTCAGAACCTACAGGCACTTCAAACAAGCTGTAGACACACGAAACCCGCAAGTCATCGTCAGGCTCCTCGTTGACGTCATCCGCATCGCCTACCACATCACAGAAAGCTGAGCCCATGACCTGGCCAACCTCACCAATCATCATCATCAAAAACGGCACCACAGGACTCAAAGACGTCCACAACGCCATCGCCACCCACACAACCCCAGGCCGCCCCGAAGACGGATACACGATCCTCACCGGGGATAGCGCCAGACTTGTCATCCTCCCCAACTTCACTGGCGACTCAATCACCGAATGGGAAGAGGCAACAATCGTCCCCGCACACACCTGCACAGCGATCCCCAACGAAGTCCTCAACAAGCTGCACGAGGCGTTCTACGACACGAACATGAACGAGGAGCAAAGAGAAGCATTCCAAGCTCTCGAAACCTACACCGTCTAACCACCCACGGGGGCCTCCAACACCAGGAGGCCCCCACCAACACCCCACACACAGGAACATGAGCACCGAAACCACCATCCTCGACCTCGCCCTCAGCGGAGACCCCACAGTCCTCCTCGACCTCGACAACATCCACCCCCACCACTTCGCAGACACCCGAAACGCCGCCATCTGGCGCCTCATCGAAGACCACAAGGCCAAAAACCCCGGCCAAGGCATCACCCGCGAACTCATCCTCGACAAACTCCCATCCATCACCGAGGCCCACGTCACCCCAGACTACCTCCTCGACATCATGGACCTCACCCTCATCGCCCACCGAGGACTCGCAGGCGTCTACGCAAACAAACTCATCGACGACACCGCACGCCGCCACCTCGCAGACGCCTGCACTAGGGGCCTCCAAATCATCGAAGCCGGAGGAGACCCCTCAGACGCAGAAGCCAGCATCCGCGAACTCCTCAACCAAGTCAGCACCGGCTCCACCACCCTCGTCAACAACGACACCTGCCTCACCCAAATCACCGACTTCACCACCAAATCCACACCCTTCACCCCCACCCCATGGCCTGACCTCAACCAGATCATCGGCGGATGGAAACCCGGCGGCCTCTACGTCATCGCAGCCAGGCCGGGAGTCGGGAAAACCTTGGCCGCACTCCAGGCCGCCACCGAGCTCGCGGACACCGGCCACGTCTACTTCGCGTCACTCGAAATGGCAGGCCGCGAACTCTGGTCACGCATCATGGCCAACATCGCCAACGTCCCCGGCGACGCAGTAACCCGCCGCCGCCACCCCACACCCGAAGAACAAGCACGCATGACCGCAGCAGCCCCCCACCTCAGGCAGCTCCCCATCCACTTCGACGACCGAGCCAACCTCACCATCGGAGACTTCGTAGCCACCACACGCCTCCTCCACCGCCAACACGGCCTCGCCGCAGCCTTCATCGACTACCTCGGCCTCATCAACGCCGCCCCCGGCGACCGCAGGGCCAGATGGGAGCTCATCGGCGAATACACGCGCTCCCTCAAGAACCTCGCCAAGGACCTGCAAATCCCCGTCTTCGCTATCGCCCAGCTCGGACGGCAGGCAGAGCAGTCCCCCGGCGGCGAACTCCAGCTCTCCCACCTCAGGGAGTCAGGCAACATCGAGCAGGACGCCAACGTCGTCCTCCTCCTCTCCTGCCCCCACGAAAACGGGGTCACCGACTGGACCCGCGCCGACATCCACGTCGCCAAGAACCGTGAAGGACGCACCGGACACGTCCTCCTCGAACGCGAAGGCGACTACAGTCGCCTCAACCACCTCGGATGGACACCCAGGGCTTGACAAGCCTGTCCCACCCTGTCTACACTCCAGTCATCAGCACACCGAGAAGCCCCCAGGATTCCACCCCAGGGGCCACTCACAGAAGAAAAAAGAACAGGAACGAAGCTAACTTGTTCTTGCACAGAAAGGATACACCATGGCCAGCGAACCTGTCTACACCTGGCACCCAGACATGATAACCCTCCGTCAAGCCGAAGCACTCACCAACATCGACTATAAGCGAATCCACGACGCAGCACGACACGGACACATCTACTGGAACCGCTACGACGTAGCACCCACCTTCCGAGTCAGCAAACGCGACACCCTCAAATGGGCCGCCAGCCGAAAGGCGGCATGACATGGCGAACTACAAGCCCAAGACATGCCCCCAGTGCAACATCGAATTCACGCCCACCTCACCGGCACGCAAATACTGCACCCCAGAATGTTCCAAGGCAGCTCGACAAGAGCTCCAACGCGCGTACTGTGCGACCCATAAGGACCACATCCGCACACAACAACGCACATACCGCGCCGCCAACAAAGAATCACGCAAGGCCCACCGCAAACGATACCGCGAAGCCAACAGGGAGCACATCCTCAAACAGAACCGCAACTACTACGAGGCTAACAGAGATAAAATCCGCGAACGAAACCGCAAATGGCGCGCACGCAATCCAGACAAGGTAGGCGCCAGCGCGGCTCGGCGAGCAAGAGCGACACTGGGAGGGAACTGCACGCAAGCACTCATTGACGCCAAATGGGAAGCCAGCGACAAGACCTGTATCCTCTGCGGGCAACCCATCGACGAAACCCTTCCGCGCCGGCACCGCCTAGGCCTAACCCTCGAACACCTCACCCCAGTCTCACGCGGAGGCAAGCACAACATCGACAACACCGCCTTCGCCCACCGCGCCTGCAATGCCAGCAAGCGCGACAAGACCCTCGAAGAGTACCGAGCCTGGCAAGCCAGCATCCAGTAAGCCAGCTACACACCCCCACCAAGGCCCCTCAGAGCCCCACAGACAGGCTTTCAGGGGCCAACCTCACTTCCCAAACCTGCACGCAATCCGAGCGCCTAAGACGCGTAGCGGTCGGCTGACGTGGGGCGGGGGGGGATCTCCTGGGGTTGCTGGTGTTTGTTTTTGTGTTGGTGGTTATTTCGTCGTCGTGATTTTTGGTGTTTGTGCTGGTCAGGTGTGTTGGTGTTTGTTCTCGCTGGCTGTGTTTGCGTGTTTGTGTGTTGGTGTGTTAGTTGTGTGCGCGCGTGTGTGTGTTGGTGGTTGCGTGTGTACGTGTGTTCGGTGGTGTAGGTCACGTTGTGTGTTGGTGGTTGTGGGTTGACGTGGCCGTGTTCGTGTGGCGTACAGTTCTGGGCATCAGCAACACGGCCCCAGCGACGGGGTGAACGAAAGGATCACGACGATGAGCAAGACGATGCGGCGCATGGCACTGGCCCTGGTGTGTGGGGTGCTGGCCCTCATGGGGTGGGTGCCCGCCTACGCCAGTGAGGACGCGGCGCCTACTGGTGGGTGGGTGCTCGCCAGTACTGGTGCTCCCGTTGACGTGTCAGGGACCCCCGCCTGCGAGGATGAGGGGCAGGAGTACGGGCCATGCTTGTGGGATGCGAGCGCCCGCGGTAACGGTGAGGGCGATAGCTTCCTGGTTGAGGAGGACGGCAGCGTCTCCTACCTGAGGAAGGCGGACGGCACCGCCACCGCTGCTCCTGCGAAGAAGAGTAAAAAGGCCAGGAAGAAGGAGAGCTCCGACGACGCCACTGTTGCGCCCACCCCTGCGGGGCCGCCTGAGGTCCGCGCGTACCCGGGTTGGGTGTGGACCGGGCGCACCGCCCCTGTCACCACTCCCGGCCTGCCCGCGTGCGTTGACGTGCACGGTCAGGAGACCTGCGTCCGGCAGGGGTACACGCTCGTCGTGGACCAGTCGGCGTGCACGCAGACCATCATCACCGACCAGGGCAACCAGTACGTGCCCGGCCCCGCCGTGGCGCAAGCTCTCTCTGACTCATGCCAGGCACGCAAGCCAGACAGTCGAGACCACAAAGACGACGCCGGATGGGGCGGAGCACGATCTAGTTCTACGGAGGTTGTGCACTCGGCTGCGCCGAGCGCGGCTGTGAGTAGCGTTGTGGATAAGCCTTCCTCTCCTAGTCGGGACAAGGTTGTGGGTCCTGTGGATTCGGGCACCAAAGGCAACTATGACGTTGAGGTTGTGGCGGTGTTTGGTGTGCTGGTCCTGTTGGGGCTTGCTGTGGCGGTGCGGGTTGAGCGTCGTGCGACTGAGCGTCGCTTGAGTCGCCTTGGCTCAAGGTGAGTGATTGGGGTTGCCTATCGTACGCATGTTCGACCAATCGTCTCGGTGGTTGGTTGGCTGCGGCGATAGGCAGTCCTTTCGTGTGCTTGGTGGGCGGCGGGATATTGACTTATCACACTGTGTCTGCCGTCGCGCGCGCGTGCCGCAGGCCACGCGATCGAACAGTGTTCGTGGGACCTTAGTCCTACGTCTGTCACAGGAACGGCATAGTTGGCGCTTAGTGGGCGTTCAGGTTATGTTCGAAGACCGTTCGAACGATTGGGTTCCAGTCCCTGAAAACTGCCTATGGAAACCTTGCTTGACACGCGGGATTGGCTTGATTCTGCGGGAAAACGGCGCCCTATATGGTCATCTCACCGCGCGGGCAATCAGCGGCCCGCCCAACGAAAGGAATCGAAATGACCGGCTACGACGCACTCCGCTCCGGTGAGGCCACCTATTACGGCGAGGCGCTCATTGCCGCCAAGTGGCTCAGCGATGCGGCGTTCACCCAATACGCGACGGCGCAGGGCGTTGACGTGTGGGAGCGGCTGGCACCCTATGCGGAGGAGCGGCACGCGGGCGTGATTGCGCGCGCTGCAGCTGCTTGCAGGGCTGCCTGATAGGTCGCCCGTAGCCCCCGGTTCTGCTTCGGCGGGCCGGGGGCTTTGCTTTGCCTGCCCCCATGGGGTCCTGTGCGCCCCCTTGAGGCACTTTTGGGGGCTTGGCGGTACCCACATATGGGTGGGGTGCCGAAAGGCCCTCAGATTGGCTCCTGCGGCCTGACGCGTGAGCGTGCGCGTACGTGCGCGCGTATGCGCGCGTGGGAGTGTGCGATGAGCCGGTGCGGCCGAACGTGTGTTCGATGATGTAGGTCACGCGAATTGGTGGCCATCCCGTCTTGACTCACGGCGTCTCGGCGTGTGTATAGTTAGGTCATCAGCCCGGGGCAGTCAGCCCCAACAGAAAGGATCACAGCAATGAGCATCAACGACCTCATCTCAGACGTCACCACCAACCTCACCGAGTGGGGTATCAACTATCGCGAGACCACCGAGGGCGTCAGCGTCGGCGACATTCACCTCGAGGCCGTCGAAGAGGGCTACCGCCCCACCGCCACTATCCTGAATGGCACTGAGACGGTCGCTATCACCAGCGACGCCGACAAGGCCGCCGCACTCCTGGCCTTCCCACTCGCCCGCCGGGAATGGGAACTTGGCTACACTGGAGACTTCAATATCACCGTGTTCGCCGGCGAGGTTGAGACGTGCCTCTCCTATGGGAGTTCTGACGTGTCCATTTCGGCGGGGGTTAATGAGGCGGGCCGATTCACCGTAATGGGGCACCCGCTGTTCTCCAAGAGCGTCGTTATGTCTGACCTTGACGCCGCCCTCACTTCAACCGACCTGGCCTACGGTGACCCGATCGAAGCGTGGCAGGCCCTCTGCGCTGCCAGCGACTTCGATGAGGACCGCTGGGAGCACGTCGTCGATTTCTTCAATGACGACACGCGATTCACCTACGGCGCTCGTTTCACTAAGGTTGAGTCCTACGGCACTGAGAAGGTCGCCATGGTTGAGGACTGGGAAGAGGATTCCCCCATGCGCGTCATCGACGTCGAGACTGCCGAGGACACGACGCACTGGGCACACAGTGACGTTGCGGCCGCCGTCCTGTACACGATCTCCTGACACGCTCAGGTAGCCCGGATGGTCGCAGCGGGGGTTCGACTCCCCCGCCGGGCGCGACACTCGCTCCACACGCTTAGGAGTCACACCATGATCGCTACGGAAGATCGCCTAGCTGCCGCGCTAGAGTCGGCAGTAGAGGACCTCGAGTTCACGCTAGACGCGGCATCTGTCCCTTTCGAGGTGACCACTTCGCCGAACACTAACCAGTACATCATCGTCTTCGCCGATGGTGGTCGGCACGCCTACGTCACCGCTGAGCTCTCTTGGGATGGTGAACCCATGGTGTTCGTCGACATCTACAGCGTGGACGCCGACGGTGTGGAGCGCTGGGTGCACGGTGACCTGGCCGTTAACGCGGCCGCCTCCTACATCATCAGCGCCTGAACGATCGCGATACGGAAGGATCCAGGAAATGAGCACTACGTCTGAACGCCTGGCCGAAGCATTCAAACGGGCCACGGGGGAGGAGGTTGACCCACCGAAACGGTTGGCCATCATGCGAGGGAAGTACACCTTAGATGCCACGCCGGGTTACGGGGGAGGCCGCTACGTAGTCATCGCCACGGCGGGGGCGGCGGATTCACTGAACGTTGAGTTCAGGGCCAAGACTCGAGGTTCGTCCACCAGCGTCACCAGGATGGAAGCCATGCTGCGAGAGGCTAGGGCGCGCGCTCGGGCGCTAGTTCTACTCTCTTACGTGCTCGGCGCGAATGGCTGGCACGTGAGTCAGCTGAACTTGGTTGGCGAGATTGGCTTGCAAGCCAGGAAAGGCGACTCCTACGTTCAGGTGTTCGGTGATGGTTCGTGTCGTGGTTATGACGCCTCGGCCGTCCGGTTCGCTGGTGACGCATTCGCGGTAGCGCTGGAGCACGTTCGGCGCCGCTAGGCCGGATGGTCAGCCCATACGATCATGTGGGCTGGCCACCTCGCCTAGGAGGATTGCGCAGCTGGAAACACGGGAAGCCGCTAAGTAGGGCTTGCGCACGTTGGTTGAGAACTACATAGAGGAGACGCCATAGGTGGCAGGCACCGCACGCACGGCCCCGGCCTCGCGTAGTCGATACAGTCTGCCCGCCTATGAGTCACCTAGACCGCCCCCACCGTTTCTATGTGTGAGGTTTGCTGTGATCCGATTCTGGTCTAGGTGGCCCATAGGTGACCCGCATCGTGCGGAACCTAGGAAGGAAGTACCATGACCACATATAGGGTGATCACACAGGATGAATGGGATTGCCTCACCACCACTGGCGACGTCAGTTTCTATGACTCCGTTATCGTCGCTTGCGACATTGAAGCAACCGCCGGTAACGCGGATGATCTAAACATCACCATCGAAGATGGGGCGCACCTCACCGTATTAAGTGATGCCTCAAGTTGGTACACCATTAAGTCCGGCTCCCTAACCGCATTGTGGAACGGCGATGACAATATGGCGGTACAGGCAGGCACAAAGGATGGCGGTGAAATTGAGGTAACCCTAGTCGGCTACCCATCGGACGTGGAGCCCTACGTATCCGCAGCTAGTAATGGCTCGGTGCACTTCAACCGCGTCGATAGTCTCGACAGTGCGAGCTCCACCGATAGCCCTGAGCACTACACGTGGATAGGTGGCGCGTTGGCGCGATCTGGCGCCCCGGCACGCTCGGCCGACCTGCAGTCCTGGGACCTACTGGACGCCCTATTCCCCGATAACCCGCATCTCTGGAACGCCGGGAAGTACCTCACCCGGTACGGCCGCAAGGGCGACTCGAGCAAGCGCGTAGAGGACCTACGCAAGGCCGTCACCTACCTCGAGCGGGCCATCAAGACGGAGGAACGCAATGCCAACTGACGCGCCACTCGAGCACCGCCTCATCACGCATACAGACATGCGCCGCATGGCCGACGGGGCCACTGTATATGATGATCGCAGCCAAGCGTGGGTCAAACACGGCCCATGGTGGCACCTAGACGACGGCGATACTCGCCTACTCGGCACAGAACTCAAGCGCCTATCGGCGTGGCTGTACACGCTCGAGCCATTCAATCCCGTCTGGCTCATCTAGAAGCACCGCAACACACCAGGAGGAGCACACCCCATGAGTACTCGCGTTGACGTCACGGACGTAGCAAATCAGTTGGCCCGCATGTGGCCGCATGCGCGCATGCATGTAGCCCCCACGCCCATGGGGCACGCCGTGGTGCTTGGCGCTACCGCGGCGGAGCTCACCCCAGATTGGTGGACGGTGCGCAAGCCGGACCAGGCGGATCGGTTCTGGGGGTACGTCGAATGCGATGAGGTCGCCATCGCAGATGCGCTTGCGGGGGCGAACGCGCACAACTTCCACGACTCGGTTCGCGGGCGCGTCACAGCATTCGACCAGCGACTCAAGGTGCGTCGCATCGGCGATGTGTACAGCATCACTACAGCGGAGTCGGATACCATCATCATCACCCCTGTGGGTGGCCGGATTGCGGTCACGGCTGGGGGTGTCACGCATGAGGTTGCGACCATGGGGAACGCGATCATGGCGGTTGGTTACCTGGTGGCGTCGACCAAGTAGTTCCTAGACAGGGGGTTCCCAACGGAACAGGGGGTTCCCAACGGAACAGGGGGTTCCCAACG